CTCGCTGAGTTCACTCATTCTGGGGCCTCCGGGAAGTTATCATAGGCGTCGTTTGCGGAGTCATGATTTTGAGGGAGATCGCGCAATGCTTGACGGTACTCCTTCCAGACGTTCGGGAGAGTAACGTCTTTCAGCGCACGCCAGTCGGATTGAGCCAACGCATCGTCCCTCATCATTCGGACTCTAGCCCACGAGACATCAAACTCATCGACGCTGATGACCTCGGTGCCGTGATAGGTGGTTGTCGTTCTGTTCATCTTCACCAATCCAAATTGAACATGACCCGCGCCTCGCTGTCTACGGTCAAGTTGCCGGGGGTGACTGTTGAGGGCAGCGTGTTATTAGTCCCTGTTTCTAACATACACATCGAGTATCCGTTCTCAACGTCGCCAGTAGGGCCAAGCGCGGCTTGATATGAAAGGTCGATAGTTGACAAAGTGAAGTTCACGGAAGTCGACCTTGTCCACGCTACCCAATAGGTTGTGCCTCGCTCAAGGGTTATAGTCGAGGAAAAAGAGGTTTGACGGACGTTCCCTGTTGAAACGTTCATGTCCATTGTAGCATAACCTAGAAGCGAGTCTGGTAGGCCATCGGTTGAACTGTATATCCCGGCGAGGAGGTTGACTCCACTGGCTGCGGCAGAAGTGAGGTTGACTGTAAGCCCTGCAAGGTCCCCATCATTAGGACATACGAACGGGACATAGGCCGGCGTCTCGTAGTTGATGACATCCGTTTTCGTAGAAGGCCCCAAGGACCCCCAAGGTGCTGCCTGAGTAATCGCGTAATACTTGAAGGTGGCATTCGACAGAACTCCTACTTGATCCATGCCTCCCCCACCGCCGCTCAACCAACCGTCGAAACTGCCCTTAGTCACCATGCGTGCGAACGCAACGAGGCAAATCCTTCTCAGTTCATCCTCATTCTGTTCCTCTATGGCTATGGGATCGGCTACATTTGCGAGGGTATCGGCAGTGACATTCTCCAAATCTTGGTTCTGGAGGAGGGTATAGACCCTAGGAGAACGCTTGATGGCATCAGGTAGAGGCATTACAACCACCCATCGAAACTGCCCTTAGTCACCATGCGCGCGAAAGCGACAAGACAAACCCGACGCAACTCATCTTCATTCAATAGTTCGATGTTGATCGGGTCAGCCACATCCGCGAGATTATCCGCAGTGAGGTTCTCTAGCGTCGTATTCTTGAGCAGTTTGTACACTCTAGGCGACTGCGCCGGGGCATCAGGAAGCGGCATCCTATCTCTCACCGCATTTTTTGTTGCATATCTAGTAATTTATTTGCAATATCAAATAATTGTTTACGCCTGACTGAAGGAAATGATTCTCTAGCACTAACAATTTTCATCAACTTAGCCGATGCTTCACGCAGTCTTTTCCTAGCCTGCGCATTTGTCATCTTCTTCGCCATAGCCCTGCCACCTATGCCGACGTAAGGTATTGAGCGACGAAGTTCAAGTTCACCGGAGCGTTCACATCCGAAGCCACTGCTTGTTGAGTGGCGGGGTCGGTATTGGTCACGGAACCGACGACGTTGCCCAGAGCGTCAACAATCACCGCACCGGGAGTCTCGATGAGTCCAGAGTCAACGCTAGTGAACCATGCCGAAACTAATGTCTGCCCTTGAACAGTGTCACCAATTGAGTTGCCGGTCTGAAGATCGGTGAGAGCGTTGGTGGCCCCTCCAGTAGGAGTGACAGTAGCGATTCTCTGAGTCCCGCGGTTAGTCACATAACAGAGGGCGGCCCCGCGGTCCGCGGCGGTCTGGTTCATTACCCGAAGCAAATCGCCTGCCATTAGGGTGATTGGTGCCCATAGGCGGGGGGTTGCAGTCGAGGCACCATTCACGCAACAAGGAATGACGCTTGCGACTAATCCCTGTCGAAGAATATAGGCGTACTGGAAACCGTTCAGAAATTGAATCATCCCGTGAGTCACGGTCTTCCCTATCGCATAGTCGCCGACTTGAATCGCCGTCGAGGTATAGACGGTGTCAGTGGTCAAACTGGTTTCTGTGCCCTCCGCGATTTCAGCCTTGAGAGGAATATTGGTCCCGTCAGAGCAAACTAATATTCCTACTACGGTATTGGTGGCCATTTCAACCAATCCTCACATTGAGGCCGAGGGGCTTGATTAGTTTATTCGCTTGAGTGAATGGCTTTCTCATGATCTTCTTGAAGACGCCAGCACCCACGTTGAAGGTAACGGCAGCCAGTGCCATCGGGACGGCATTTGAACGGGCGTTCTGAGTTATCTGATCGAAACTCAGAGAGGGCGCGTTCATTATGTCGGCTAGGCTGATTTGAGAAGCACCAGTGATAGCGAGCATTTGCGAACCGCGGCCTAGCCCGACATCGGCAGTCCTGCTCATGCCTATGTCGTATGCTCCGGTGACAGCCTCGACCGGTCCTGAACCGAGAGTGCCTTGGGTTATGATCGCCAAGTTCCCATACGCCACCGCGAAGTCGAACAAATTGAAGAATTTCTTTGAGCGTCGGCGTTTTGCCTTGCCCTTTCTGCGTGCCATGTCTAAGAGTGTTAGAAAACTCGCTAATAAACTATCACTCTAACCCCTTGAACGTCCCATCCGCGTCCCTTGGGGTGATCGTGGCTTCGACTGTGTTCATTTTCTGCTGCGCCATCGACATCAACAGTTGACCAATGGCCGCTTGGATCGGATTAGGGGCTTCAAACGCGACCGCGCCCTCTCCTGTCAGTTTATCTATCGTGCTTTGAAGCGCCAAAGCAAGAGAATTGTCGAGTTGTTCCATAGAATCCTCTAATTCTCTCTTGATCCACAATGCAAGGCCCAAAGAACCGAGCAAATTCAGCGTTCCGAGGGCGATTAACAGGGTAATCTCATCCACCATGTCCGTCAACCGGGAGCCGTCCGTCTATCAACATACCCTCACGACCCGGATTCAGTGAAACTACTAGGTAATCTTCTTATCCGGTGGCTATTGTGGGCTTGAACAGGTACGGCGGGAGGTGGTGATGCTGATGGGGCGGAGCCCCAGAAGCCTTGACTTCTCTAACCGCGTATATAATATACTCTAGTCCTCGCCCCTCAAGTGGAGGGTCGGATCACGAGTGCATCCACACTGAACGCCGATCCTCCACAGGTGATAAAGATGAATGACATTGAGATTGAAGAAATTGCAATAGGAACGAAAGTGAGCACCGCACATCACTTGCTCTGGCGGATTAAGGAGGCGGAGACTGAGATGAGGGCTATGAAGGAAATTATGATCGAGCAGTCGCGCCGAATAGCGACTCTAGAGACACAGAGAACGCCCCAAGACGGGAATGATGACCCGGAGTGGTTCGGATGAAGCCAATGACATGCGCGATCTGTGGAGAGAAGGTCCCCCCTACTCTATTGAACGACTTCCATATAGACCACGGCCCCGGAAGGTGTGATTGAATGAAGGCCATAGACGACACTAACATACACCCGGCTAATTCGGGTCAACTCATTCAATGCCCGTGCTGTCTGAGAATGTTAGAAGTGCTTCTGACGGAGGCGAGTTGAATGAATCGGAGAGAATTAAGAAACATCATACTAACAAAATGGTTTGAATTGGGAATCGCCTTTCAAGAGCATCAGTGGAATATGTTTGTTGAAGAACTCCATGGAGGGGCGATGACCATGCCTCAACAAGAAAGATACGTGAAGGCATGGAATGATGCCATCGCTGTATTTGAAAGGGCTCTAGGAAGGGATTTGTGAATGCACCTGATCTCAGCGACCCTCTCCGACGCGGCATTTGAGATACGCTCACGCTGGCCTTCAAGACAGAAGAGCGCCAACATCAGCGAGGCGGTCATCTTCTACGAGGAACACGGCCCCAGTAACCTAGAAGGGCTATGGCAGCAGAACCATGAGATGAAGCAGAACATCAGAGGACTTCAGAGAGAGATTCAGAGGCTGGTTGCGGAGGCGAGCGAGTGACCGTTGTTATTTGTCGATGCGGCTGCAAGCAGACCTTCAATTATGATACTCGTCGTTGTGTGCTCTGCAAAAAATGGATCAATGTCGTAAAGCAGGTTGATTGGACCGATGGCCCCAAATCGTAGTCGCTACCCCCCACTCTTTTGCATCATTTTCATGGTTCTTGAGGGGGAGGTTCAAACCATGACCAGTTCGGGTTGAGCAGGTTGTAGACGATCCCCGACCAAAACTCGGTTCCGGTTTGACCTGCGGCGGGTCCGGTGACACCTGTTTCTTCTCTCATGGTTTCATGTGCCTGCATCCGTTGTAGCCAAAACGCTTCAACCAGACCGCCAATGGTTAACTCCGTCAGACCGGGATAAACGAAAGTGAAGGCTACACCTGCTAGACCCGTAGCCGCTACTATCGAGAGGAAGACGGCCATCCCTGTTACATCATTCATTAATTTCACGACGGGTTCCGCAATGCGGTTGAATTGATAGGCACCGATTGCTGAAGTGAACATGTCTCGTTCGTAATCTTGGAGTGAGATTCTGTATTCAATCACCTTGTCAGGTGGACGCTTCGCCATCAAAGCACCCCGGTTATGGAGTCCCAGAGAGTCTGTCCTAAGCCCGCGCCGAGAATCCATCCGAGAAGAAAAGCCGCGCCATTTTCCATGACCATTTTCTTAGCCTTCTCGCTGAGTTCACTCATTCTGGGGCCTCCGGGAAGTTATCATAGGCGTCGTTTGCGGAGTCATGATTTTGAGGGAGATCGCGCAATGCTTGACGGTACTCCTTCCAGACGTTCGGGAGAGTAACGTCTTTCAGCGCACGCCAG